ATTGTGTTATCTTTCTCTTATTGTGTTATGATAATTGAAGGGCTAAAACAGGAGAGCCATGATGAGCAAAGTAAAGATTGGTGAACTTATTAATTCGCTTGTGAAAGAGGTTGAGACAATCGACGCCTCTGATCGCCCGCAGGGTGATAAAACAAAAAAAATTAAAGCAGCAGCAATAAAATATAAAAACGCATTATTTAATGATAAAAGAAAATTTCGTGGGAAAGGTTTATCAAAAAGAATAACAGCAAACACCTTTAATGCTTATATGAGCCGCGCAAGAAAGCGCTTTGATGATAAACTTCATCATAGTTTTGAAAGTAATATAAATAGGTTGTCAGGAAAGTATCCTTTATATAGTGAGGAATTATCTTCATGGCTAGCTATGCCTGCTGCATCTATTCGCCAGAATATGTCAGCATTGCAAAGTAAATTAAAATCAATAATGCCTTTAGCAGAAGAATTATCAAGTTTGAAACTTGGGGCGAAAAACAGTGAGGCAAAAATAACAAAACTTGCTAATAAATATCCTGAGTGGAGTTTTGCTATTAGTGATTTAAACAGTGATAACTGGAAAGATAGTCGGGACTATCTTTATAAGCTATTCCAACAAGGTTCCTCCCTTTTAGAAGAGTTAAACCATCTCAAGGTCAACCATGAGGTGTTGTATCACCTACAGCTCAGTTCTGCTGAGCGAGCATCTATCCAGCAGCGCTGGGCAGACGTCCTCAGTGAGAAAAAGCGCAGCGTGGTTGTGATTGACTATCCTCGCTATATGCAGGCCATATACGACATTATCAATAAACCATTAGCATCATTCGATTTAACTACTCGTCGTGGTATGGCTCCATTGGCTTTCGCACTTGCCGCATTATCCGGGCGCAGGATGATAGAAATAATGCTTCAGGGTGAGTTTTCTGTTTCTGGAAGATATACAGTTAACTTTATAGGACAAGCTAAAAAACGCTCTGAAGACAAAGGTACATCAAGAAATATATATACACTATGCGATGCAAAGTTATTCGTTGAGTTAGTTTATGAACTTCGCTCCTGTCCTGCTGCTGCCGACTTCAATGAAGTTATTAAAGGGTATGGTGAAAATGACACACGTTCTGAAAATGCCAGAATTAATGCTATTCTCGCAACAGCTTTTAATCCGTGGGTAAAATCTTTTTTAGGTGATGACCGTCGCGTTTATAAAGATAGCCGCGCTATTTATGCACGTATCGCCTATGAAATGTTTTTCCGCGTCGACCCTCGGTGGAAAAATGTCGATGAAGACGTTTTCTTTATGGAGATACTCGGTCATGACGACGAGAACACCCAGCTACACTACAAACAGTTTAAATTAGCGAACTTTTCCAGAACCTGGAGGCCGGATGTTGGTGAAGAAAATACCCGGCTTGCGGCTCTACAGAAGCTGGATGAAGAGATGCCAGGCTTCGCCAGAGGTGATGCCGGTATCCGTATTCATGAAGCTGTGAAGCAGCTGGTGGAGCAAGATCCCGATATAAAAATTACCAACAGCACTTTGCGCCCTTATAACTTCAGCACCAGAATGATCTCCCGCTATCTGGAGTTTGCTGCTGATGCTTTAGGCCAGGTCGTAGGCGAAAACGGACAATGGCAACTGAAAACAGAAGCACCCGCTATCATACTGAATGATGAAGAAGAAACAGTACCGGTGGAAGAGCAGGATATAGGCGAAGAATCCCTGGAAGAAGACGATCTGGATGAGGATGAAATCGACCTGGATGAAGGCGAAACAGAGGAAGCTGGAGATAAGCCTGGCGACACCGATGATATCGCCTCAGAGGAAAGCAAGCCCGTGAAGCCAGTATTTAAAGCCCCCAGGGATAACGGTGATGGAACGTTTATGGTGGAGTTTGAATATGATGGTCGCCAGTATGCCTGGAGCGGCGCTGCCGATAGTAAGCTAATGGCCATGCAGGCCGCGTGGAAAACATACTTCAAGTAACAGAAAAGCCACTGGTGTTTACCAGTGGCTCAATTTTAGTGGCCTGTCCCTGCCCGTTCCCTGCAAGAAACGGAAGGATGAGGCGGGAACCGCAGCTGCAACAACAGACATCGCCGTCCCGACTGCAGGGACTTCCCCGCCAGGGCGGGGCATAAACTCGGGCTGGCCAGCCCTATTTATCAGCGACTGCAGGTGCCGCTAATTTTGCAGATAACGCCTCAAGTTTCTCGATGGCCAGCACGAAATGAGCAGGTAAAACCTTTTCCTCCGGCGTACTGATATCGGTGATCGGTAACTCTTTATGGGACATGCTCCGGCGACCGCCACGAACAACATCACGCAATAATTCCCGCTCACAAGCTCTCATGTTCTCCAGCGCGACTTCCGCCGCCGTGAGTATCCTCCGCAGTTCGGCAGCTATCGCTGGGATATCATCAACTGTAATCGGATTGGGCGCCGGGTTTCTGCATGCGCGGCGCAACGCCATCCAAACCCCACTTACCCATGCATTACGGTATTGAAAGCTCTGCGCTATATCGTTAATCAGTCCTCGCAGTTCCTCTTTCTGTCGCCAGTTCAACGGCTCACCAGCGCATTTTGGAACGGGTTCTACATAGCCATATTCACCATTCTTCCGGATAGCTGGCAGCACCTCGTTCGTTACCCACTTGCGGAATCGCCACGCGGTGGTTCCATGCTTTACTGCATCGCGGCAGCGGAGGATCAGGGTGTAGAGGCCGGATTCGTTGATGATATTGGCTTCACCCTGACGACCTATGTTAAACATAGACCGCTCATCATCGTCCAATCGTGCGATAGCCTGCGTAACATTCTGGATATTTAAGGCAGTGCAAATGTCATTTGCCACAAACCACGGCTCACCATCAACCATCACCACGCGTACCGGGTGGTTTTCCTGAAATGAAAATACGGCAAGAGCGCTCATTCTCCCCCCTTATCATTCAGTTGTTCCGACAGGGACAGCGAGCAGCCTCGCGCTTCCTGTGTCAGTTCGCGAGCGACGATAAGGAGTTTGGCAGCCTCCTGCATATATAGCGATGCTTCATAACTGGAGATTGTGCGGTGGACTGATGATACCAGTGCTTCTACTTGCGCCAGGCGCTCGTCAATCAGCTCCAGATGGCCCTGGATATTTAGCTGTACCTGATTCATACGGCTACCCCGCTAACCGGGATACGGGCAGACAGAACGAGCACAAAGCGGCTGGCAAACTGGCGACGGGCTTCCCGTTCGGACGGGGCGATCGTGGTCAGTTGATGAATATGGGATTTTTTATCTGTGCGGACGACTGCCGCGAAAGTGAATTTGAACATGGTGCACACTCCAGTTTGGTTATGGGTGCTACCACCAGAGTTCTCACGCTCTAAGGGGTGGTAGCCCAGACGGGGGTGAGAATACCGGCCCAAACGACACCGGCCAGCCTTTCGGCTGCCCCGCCTGGGCCACCATAATTCAGGTGTGCGCAGGCACTGACACAAAAAAACACGCTGGCGCGTGTTGTGCGCGTTTGGGGATTCGGGTTCTCACGCCCGGCTGCGGATTTTGCCGCAACGCGCTAACTCTACCGTCCAAACGTCACGCACGTCAATAATTTAAGTCAATATTTTACCCTGTGACCAGTCACAGGAACAGGTGTTTTTATAGTTTACTTTACTTTGATTGGTAGGAAAAACATCATATACATCATATAATAACCACATTCTTATAGGTGTTATGTCTGGAGTTCGTAAAATGGATTTGTTGACTTGTTTTCTATTTGTACTTTCTGAAAAAGCAAGTGATTTAAAAGAGTATTGGAGAATAGAAGTTATCCGTAAAGATAAGTTTTCGTGGCGAAGATTATTAGCCAGAAAGAGTGACCGGAACCGTAAATTTCTCTTCTGGTGGCGTCTGGCCAATGAGATGTACCTACAAGGTTCCAGGCACCAGAGAAAGGTCGCTACAAAGATTCAGGATAAGCTAAAAAACGCATATGCAGCTGACATAGAGTTGGGATTAACTGTAGGCTCCGGGCTAACCATACACCACCACACAGGCATTGTGATTTACCACAAGGCAATTATTGGGAAAAACTTTACCATCCGTCAAAATACCACGATAGGTGGAGTTCAGGGCATGGATGAAAACGAGCGAATGGTTATTGGTGATAACGTCGACATCGGTGCTAATTCATGTCTGGTTGGTCGATTTCATATTGGTGATAATGTCACTGTCGGCGCTATGTCTTTTGTGAATAAAGATATACCAGCCAATAGCACTTACATTTGTCGTAAAAATCCAACCATTAAACAAAAGTAAAATGTATACGATTACTATCGGCTGATAGCAAAAAAAGTAATTAAGCCGGTGGGATTATCACCTCCGGCCTTAAACACTATCTCAGCCCCGTAATGCGGCTAATGAATTCTCCCACCTTCGACGTTGACTCAAAACCCATACGCCCACGGATGAGCCACTGAAAAGGGATTGTCAGCAAGTACAGCGGAACGAACCACAAACGGTTCAGGCGCTGCCAGAACGTCCCGTCACTGCACTCCATCCACTCGGTATTGTCGACAACCTGATAAGCAAAATGGCTGCGCTCATCCTCCAGACGGCCACCACACAAAAAGCTGGTAATTTCTTCATAGTTTTCGAAGCCTTCATCCTTCAGCTTCTTTTCCAACTGATAACGGTGGAGTACAGGTACCCATCCTCTGCGGTAAATCATGATTTAGATCTCCTGTATTTCGGTGCAACGGCCAGCGCCCTTTTCCAGGCAAGGGAATAACTATCAGCTGCTGATAGAGCGCTCTCCATCTCCAGCGTGATCTCTTTCGGCACCAGTTGCCAACCAGCTGGTTCCACCGGTAATGGCGTCAGATCCACTTCTTCCAGCCTTTTCTCAAAACACACATCGTCAAAATACTTCTGCTCAACTTTCAACTCAAAGTCATTCAGCGTCATTTCTACAGGTCTGATACCGTAAAGCAGGGTACCTTTATTCATATCAAACCTTTCCGTTCCTTCTTTGGTCCCTGCATCTTCCAGAACAGATTTAGCTATGTCAGAAAAACAAATCGCGGCACACCGAAAATCGGCAAAAGCCCGGTGCTCTCCCCACTCAGTGACGACATAAACAACACGTGTAGGGCCGCTGGCGCGGCGCTTAATTTCGAGATCAATATCTCGCTTAAGCTCGTCCAGTTCGTAGTCATTTAACTTGTTAACGCTAATATCCATCGCCAATCACCCCCACTGGCCATCAGCGAATAAAGCGTTGTACTCCGACAACGGCAGGCGCTGGCCCTCGATGTAAATATTCAGTTCGTAACGTGTCTCCGGGTTTTCTTTATCGGCATCTGCCCAGCGTTCAGCAGCTGCTGCAGCAAGACATTCGACCGCCTTCGGGTAGTCCTCTGTTCGAAACCAGCCAAAGTTGATCCCGCCATCAGTCACAGCCCAGGCCACCTTTTTTTCTTCTTCCTGAATGGCCCTGATTCGTGCCTCGCACTCATCGCGGCAAAACTTCAACTGGTCATAGTCCAGACTGTCTAAATAGTTAGTTGTCGACATTTTTCCGATCCCCGTTCATCCGTAATTCCCGATATACCCGCTGCCACATTCGGTAGTTGTGCGCAAATGCTTCTCCACGAAATAAGGCCCGACGAACCCTGCTACCCTCCCGAAGATATAACCTGGTCCGGTAATCAAACCATTGCTGGAAGATAAACAGCACAACCACAACTAACAGCGCCAAACTACCCATAGAACGCCTCCGGCGCATCGTAGCCGCCTGTAGCCATTCCAGTGATGTATTCGCGCAGTCTCCGCAGTTCGTTGCTGGAGAGGCGATCCATAAACTCTGTGAGGTACAGGGAGGCAAAGGTCATCGCGATGCTGGCTGGCGACCAGGTATTCATTGTGGCCAGCTCATCGTCGGACAGCGCGGTCATAGCCCAGGCCTCCGGAACAGGCACCGGCAACGTGGCCAGAGCCTCAGATATTACTGAATGAGGGGCGTCCAGATTCTGCCCGTCTGTGGATCGTGTTTTATGATCCATATATATATTGAGATCCAAACCGTGATCCACTTCGGTGGCCTTCTTATCGCCCTTATGCAATTGCAGGGACAGGCCGTCTTCCTGGCGGTTCTCCAGGATTTCCATCATGAACGCTGCCGACTCTGGATCAACGAAGCGGATGGTTGGGCGTTTGTCTCCCTCCCTGGCGCGGCGCTTGTCGGTCTTCAGGCCGAGTGATTCGCAAATGTTTTTAAACAGCGCCTCCGGGACCTTTGGCTTGCCTTTCGGTGTCATAAAGCCACCAATGCGCAGGACGTTGTTTAACAGGTCGCGCCGTTCGTCTGTCATGAGTTTATCCCTAGCATACTTCATCCTCGCCTGGGTGGCCTCTCCGGTCATTGTCTCCGGGTCGATACCGCAGTCGATGAAATACTGGCGCAGCGCTGCGGATTTAAGCGCGTAGAACCCGCGCATGCCGACTTCAACCGCAGGCGTTGCTTTCACTTTGTAGTCGGTAATACCCGGATGCTTGGCCTGGAATGCTTCATCCGCCTGCTCACGCGTCATGGCCGTGACAACAAAATATTGCCACTGGCCTGTCTGTTTAAAGGCGTAGGTAAAGTTGATCGCCGATTCTTCGCGGTCATAGCGTCGTGCCGTGACCTCATCGAGCAGCATGGTTTCGTAGCGGCGAACTTTATCCCGAGCGCCGTCGAAGTAGAATTTCAGGTTGTCTTCGTTAACCGGAATTTTTAACTCGTTCTCAATATCCCAGCGGACCAGCTTCGCCTGCTCCTCCAGCGTCAGCGCCCGTTTTTTCAGGATTTCCTCGCGTTCTGATTCGTCGGGTGTCTCAATATTCAGATGCAGATCCAGCGTCTGTTCCCATACGATTTCTCTGGCTTCCTTACGCAGCTCCTTGCCGATAGAGTTCGCCAGTTCGTCAGATGCCAGGGGGGCGACTTTATAGCCATCGCTGTGCATGATGCAGATCATATTGCAGGCGTAGTCATTACGTGCCGAGGCTTCTATCGCTGCAGCCTTGATTTTCATCCTGGTGAAATCGGTGTTGGCCACACCCATTGAAATGCGATCACCATCAAACACAACGTCCGTCACTTCGCCATTCATGCCAGCAGTGGCCAGCAGAGCCTGGGCGAATGCGCGTTCGATTTTTTTCGGGTCTGTCTCGCGTTTTGCCCGGACCTTATCAAAGCCGATAATGAATTCTTTAGCGGTACGGTCGCGGCGCAACATCTGGATAGCATCGCTGGGGACTACTTCGCCGCAGAACATGCCGAAGTGGCGATCAAAGTGTTTTTGTTCAATGGATACGCCAGAAGATATGGATGGGCTGTAAATCAGGCCATCGTATTTTTTGACCATCTGTTTTGGCTTATTGGTGAACGCTTCAACCTCTGGCTCCGGTTTACTTTTCTGGTTCACACAAAGGAATTTTTTCTCCGGATAACGCTGGCGCAGCGTGGCCGTCACGTCCTCCGCAAATGTCGAACTGTCGGTCGCCAGCATGATTTTTTCACCGAGTTCCACCGCCTTAATAACCTCGGTCATAATGCGATCCTTCTCGGTATAGAAGACGCGGATAGGTTCTCCGGTTTCGCGGTTGCGAACGTCGACCGGCAATTCGATAACATGAATCTGCAGCCATGCTGGCAGGCCCATTTCCTCGCGGCGTTTCATTGCCAGTTCTGCCAGGTCAACCAGCAGGTCGTTGGCATCGGCATCCACCATAATGGGGTGCAATTCTGTTCTGGCCAGCGCGTCGATTAGGGTATTGAAAACGGCAACCGGGTTTTCCATCGCCTTACCTGAAAGAATGGCGCGTAGCCCTTGCGTGGCTTCATCAAATCCAAAATAGTCGTGCTGGCGCATCAATGGCTGCCAGCAGCCTTTGACGATGGAGTTTATGCAGATAGTCAGCTTATTAGCGTATGGGGCCATTTCCTGATAACCAGGATCCTGATAATGCAGAATGTCAGCTTTTGCGCCTTTCTTCTCTGTCATCATTTCCCATAAGCCACCGATAAGGCTTACCCTGTGAGCCACGGAAACGCCACGGTCCGCGTCATGCATCAATGGGCGTAACAGGCCTGTCGATTTTCCCGACCCCATGCCGGCACGAACAATCACGATTCCCTGCAGCTGTTGCACGTACTGCAGAACCTCTTCGGTCATGACTGACGTTTCAAAGCGTTTATACGTGATGTGCTGGGGCCGTTTATTGGGATCGGTAATGCGGTCACTGAAGGAACGCGGAGCCTGCGCGGTGCGGCATTTACGGTTAAGGCGACGGGCAATGTGGTCTTTTATCGTTGCGCGGTAAACGTTCTCCAGATCCATTTCCCGCAGAACGATGCAGAACATTTTAAACAGGTCCGATGGGCTGTTCGGTACCGGGCATGTGAGCATGCCGATATCCACCGCCTGCAGCAGCTCTTTCGCGAACGTTCGACGGTTGTCCCGCTTAATGGTTTTCAGCTTGTTAAGCGTGAGTGTAAGTAAATCTGTGCTGGTACTCAGGCGGTTTGCCTTGCCGAACAACTGGCGAGTTGTTTCCCGCAGGCCGCGTAATTTGTGCAGGTCGTTGAAGTCGCTGCACTCCAGCTGGGGATCATCTTCGAAAATGGGGTAAACGCATTTTATGCCGTTAAATTTCGCGATGATTTCGTAGCCAGTGCGCAGGCCTGTGTTGCCTTTCCCTTCCGCTGATGATTTGCGGTCGTTATCCAGTGTGCAGGTAATTTTTGCGGCCGGGTACAGGTTCACCAGCTGCTCAACAACATGAATCATGTTATTTGCCGATACGGCGACAACTACGGCATCAAAGCGCTTTTTCGGATCCTTTCTAGTCGCCAGCCATACTGATGCGCCTGTTGCGAAGCCTTCGGCTACCGCGATATTTTGCGCGCCTTTCAGGTTGCCGATCACGAAGCAGGAACCCACGAAATCACCGGTGATGACGGCGTTGGTCTGAAATTTACCGCCACGCTTATCAATACGCTGCCAGCCGACTATTTGCCCGTCTTTGCGCCCGTCCAGATGGGACAGAGGGATAGCCATATAAGTGGTTGGCCCGCTGCTCCATCTGGCGCTATCGTGACTGGTCACGCGACGTACATCACACGCGCTAAATACGTCACGAATGCCTTTTTTCACAGCGTAAGGCCATGAACCGTCCTCAGCAGGCGCATGCTCCCAGGCGTGATGGAATGCAAGCCAGCCAAGCAAACGCTCATGGTCTAATTGGTTGTTTCGTAAGTCATTAATGCGTTGCTGTTCGGCGCGGCGTCTGCGGGCTTCTGCCTGGCGTTCGATGCGGGCGCGTTCTTCTGCTGGCTGTGCGACCACGGTCGCATGATTTTTTTGTTGGTCACGGCGGTACTCGGAGAAAAGGAAGGAAAACCCACTCCAGGAACCAGCATCACTGCCCTTCTGGACAAAGTTTATAAAGGGGTAGCTGATGCCGTCTTTGCTGTGTTCCAGGCGCGAATAGATTTCGACGCGGCCTTTGAGGCTCTTTTCCAGTGCTTCTGGCGAAGGGCCATTATAGGTGGAATAGCGTTCCTGTCCGCCGCGCGGATTCAACTGGATGTTATCAGCACAGGCTGGCCAGTTAATGCCAGCCATCTTTGCCAGCTCTGTTAGCTCATCCCGTGCAGCTTCAAGCAATGAGAACGGATCGCTGCCAAAGCGATCCGCATAGAATTCTTGTAAGGTCATTTTTTAGCCTTTCCATGCGAATTATGTTTTTTTCGGGTTGAAAAAATCCGCAGGAGCAGCCACAATAAACGCACGATCTTCTGAAGGATGCGGTGCTGGTTTTGTGGGTGCTGCTCCTGAAAAAGGCCCGAGTTTGCCGACTCGGGTTTTTTTTCGTCTTTTTTTCGGCTGCCGCAATCTGATTCAACCGCGATAAATTATAGATCGCATTAAACCAGATTTATAGGCAGCAATAAACCCCGTTATTCTTTCATCTACCCTCTACCATGAAAGATTTGATCGTACCTACGACCTGATGCACGAATTGAAGATCACTTTTATCATGTATAACCCGTTGAGAGTTAGCGCTATCTAAGTAGTAGCGCTCATCGTCGAAACGGGCTAATCGCTGAATTGTGATCTCGCCGTTGTTTTCGCAAACTAATACATCCTCACCCGGTACCGGAGTAAGGGTTGAGTCAACCAGGATTACATCGCCTGGCTGATAGTTTCGCTGAACCTGGTTCCCTATCGTTAACGCATACACGGTATTCCGCTGGCTAACGAACGGCAGGAATCGTTCTGTGCTGGCAGGTTCTCCTGGCTGCCAGTCTTTATCCGGACCACTCTCTGTCGTACCAATAACAGGAACGCGGTCTGGATCAGATTCAGTGCCATACAGTATCCATTGCACTGGTTTGCGCAGGCATTTCGCCAGGGCCAGCCCGATTTCCAGCGACGGCATAACGTCGCCACGTTCTAAGTTTTGGACGCCAGGAAGAGAGATTCCCACACTTTCTGCTACCTGCTTCAGTGTCAGCTTCAGCTCTAAACGGCGTGCTTTCAGTCGTTCGCCTCGTGTTTTCATACTGTTAATCATAAATGATCTGTTTATAGCTGGCTATAAAATTTATAAATTATACCTGGCTTTAATTTGAAGTTATTGGTTATAATAATTTTATGAAGCCAGAAGAACTTATCCGCCACTTTGGCGATGTTGAAAAAGCTGCTGAAGGCGTGGGTGTGACACCTTGCGCGGTCTACCAATGGCTGGCTGCAGGAGTAATTCCCCCTCTTCGGCAAAGCGATATAGAAGTCCGGACGGCTTATCAACTGAAAAGTGATTTCACTGTTCGTCGTGTTGGTAAGAAAGGTGATGGTCATGGAGCTGAATAACATACGCATTTGGGTATCTACGGCTCTTTCCGACATTCACTACCTCCAACGCGGCATCCTTGAGGTTCAGTTAGAGCAGCTGCGTCTTGCCAGTTCTGACAGATTCACTGATAAGCCGACCAGAACAATCAGTATAGGAGAGAGTGAAGTCTATGAAATATCTGTTCCTGCCGATCCGGTTCGTTTTCACGTTGGGAAAACATTTAAGCAATCCTCAATGCTGCTGACTGAATTAGATTTTGCTACCACCAGCTGGCGCAGAGCTATTGGGCAGTTAAACCGAGAGGAAACAGCATGGTTATATTATTGCTATGGCTGTAAACCTGATTACAACAACGACGTGATTATTTGCCAGTGGCTATGGCTTGATTTTTTAGTTGCCCATTCGAAGTCCGGATTTAAAAAGATGAAAACGGCAACTAAAAAAAACATGTGGAAATTGACGTATAACAGTATTCAGGAAGTTAAAGCCGAAATTATCCGCAATGAACCTCCAGACGAAAAATACGAGGATGAGCATTTTAGTTACTTGCTCAATATATCGGTTGATAGCTGGAGAAAAGATTACAAAAAACGCTGGTCATTATTGAAATCACGATGCCTTTATCTGAATAAAACCGCATTGCTTAATGCGGCGGAGAAACGTAGTGAAATCATTAACCTCAATAGGGCAGGAAGTCCCAACCTGCCTGTGCCAGCAGATTATGCACAGGAAACCAGGTAGGCCAGAGCTTAGGTATTCAGGTGTCCGGAAAGAGTTCATCATCTGGTGCCCTACCTGTAACTATCGTACTCATCCGGACACGAACCGACAGGCAGTTATCACAGAGTGGTATTTGTCTAATCAGCCAGGAAATAAGCATATAGAGAAAATATGGCTTAGACGCTACATGGAAATCAGAGAGGGTGCGACCACGGTCGCACAGGATGATAATGAAAACACCATTTAAGCAAGGCCCAATGTCTTTTAAAGACGCTGAAGATATTTCCAGAACTTACAGAAAGAAAGGCCACAAAGTTGTTATCGCTGATTCTTTCGATAAAAAAGGTGAATACTTTGTTTATGTTCATCTACCTGAGTCAAGAAAAGAGCCTGTTCCATCACGGACATTTCAACAAAAAATTTGGGAGTAATCATGTTTAATACGCAAAAGAAGATTTTAAGCATAATTATGGAAAAGTGGATTAATGGCAGTTATGTCATTATCGACACTGAAACCACGGGGCTAAAAGTTGATGACGAAATCATTGAAATAGCAATTATTAATATGCGTGGTGATGTATTACTTAACACGCTTGTTAAACCAGTTAATCCCATTCCTCCTGAAGCGACAAAAATTAACAATATCACCAATGAAATGGTCGCCAGCGCGCCTGTATGGCGTGATGTGTTTCCTTTGGTGAAAGATATCATTTCAAACTATAAGTGGCTGGCCTGGAATTCTCGCTTCGATGCCCGAATGATGGTCCAGACCTGTGAAAAAGCCGGTGTTTTTGCAGGTATGACGCCCTTATCCATTACCTCAATAGCTACGGCTATCCATACCAGCCACATCGACGCAAAAGCGACTTATGACCAGTGGTACGGTGAATTTGACAGCAAGCGGAATAACTTCAAACGGCAAAGCCTGGCCACCGCTGCAGAACGTCACAATGTGTCAGTTAAAGGCGCACACAGGGCGCTGGCCGACTGCCTGATGGTTCTTGGTGTTTTGAATACTGTATGCCAGCCCCAGGATAAGGGGGAATGAATGGGAACAAAAACCATTTGGGATGGGAAAGACCTTCCTCCCATCGGCTGTCAGGTACTAATCAACCTGTCTTCTGTTGGCATGCGGCCATATGAAGTTACTGGTTATGAGGTAAGGCGATCAGTAAACGAAGTGCAATACCCAGCCTGGCTTTATGTGGTGAACATCAAAGTTAAATCGTCCGATGGAAAGTCAACAAATGAGCGCTTTCTTAATGAAGTTTTCCCTCTGGACTGGCGCGAGAATTGACCATCATGAGACTGAAAATGAATACGCCAGATGATTCGGTGATAGTCGAAACCAACCTGGTGACGCAGTTCTATCCAGACCACGAAAGCGGCGGCGAGTTGACGACCATCGAGACAGTTTCGGCTACTGGAGAAACTTTCTCTGTGAAGGTCAAGCATTCGTTTTATCAAGTGGCGCATGCGCTGGCTACAGCCTGGAGCGTCGATGAAAAGAAAGCTGAAGGAGCTGCATCATGAGCAAAGATGAGAGAAAAGACCTTCACCTTTGGTTTGGGTTGTCATACGCAGCATTTCTCGTGATGCCGCGCATTGCAATGATGCAAATGCCGGAAGATTGGCAGGAGAAAATGGCCGAGTTGCTCAATCAGTATGATGAAACCATTGATACAGCAGCATTTGGCGTAAAAGGCTGCAGAGTTAATGCGTTAACTGGTGACGGAAAGTTAATGAAAATGCCGGAAGAATTATTGAATTACCGCCACCCACAGCCAGAAACGATAGCGGCGCTTTTACTGCCAAAAGGTGAGGATTAACCAATGACAACTAACCACCCTGCACACGGTCCTGTATCACTTGATCGCCTGCACCAGATACGCGAAATACTCAGCAAAGCAGCAGCACAAAGTGACGGCGGTAATCTCGGCTACGCAATGGCTGATGCTGTAAAGGTGATTGATGAAGTGCTGGAACTTCGCACAGCCAGAAACAACCAGTGCTGTCACGGTGCTCTCGATAATGAGGATGGTGTCATTACCTGTCGGTCATGCGGTAAGGAATGGAATATATGAACAATAACAAACTAACAAGCCGGGAAATACGCGCGAAGCGCAAAGGTGGTTCTATCGTGCATGTGCTGGAGCTTACGGAATATGGCTACGCGCCATCGTCTGGTGCTCTTTGTGGTGATAAGCCTCGCCAAGACCGCTATAGCAGCATGAACCGTGCTGGCTGGTATCGGATGAAAGAGCATGTCGAAATTAATTGCCCTAAGTGCCTCAAAATTTTGAGCGGGCGGGAGCAGGCCAAATGACCAATAAACTAACAGAAGGACAATTGCTTTTTCGTCTTCAGGATTTTTATGGTGCAGAAAAGGATGCTTTAGCAATTGGAGACTATGAGTTCGCACAGGAATGCTCAGATATTGTGAGTGTTATCCGCGAGCTGCAGGAGCGCCGTAAATTCGATCAGGCAAAACTAATCAATAAATTCTATGAACGGTATCCCTTAGATACGTTCAAGAGCGATAGCGAACGCGCGGAGGCGTTGGGCTATTACATGGCTGGCGCTGAATTGCAGCGTTGCGGGGAATTTATCGTTTATGAGGATGCCGACTGTGATGAATAACAAACTAACAGACGAGCGCGTGAATCACTATGCGGAGCATGGATTTATCTGCGGGTATAACCGTCGAGATATTCAAATGATGGCAGTTGAGCTACAGCAACGTCGCCAAGCCGATAAAAATTACTTTATGTATGGCATTGCCGACCCCGATGGTAAGCCATACCTGGATGAGTTTTGCGTATCAAGCGACCTGGGATTAATGGAAGATGAAGTGTCGGCGCTGAATGATACCTTTGAAACTGACGGTTATCGCGTCGTGGCGCTGTATACCGTATTACCACTAACTGATAACGAACGCGAAGAACTGCAGAAGTGTCGCCAGTTTGATTTGCGTGAAAAAGTTCGCGCCGATCATGCTGCGTGGGCGGATAAAACTTTCGGCAGCATAGGTCCTGTTGGGCCACTAAAACACCTCTCTAAAGAAGCGCTGGAAGCCGCAGCTGCTCCCGGCGACTTTAGCGAATGGGCTGATATGCAATTCCTGTTATGGGATGCGCAACGTCGTGCCGGTATCAGTGATGAGCAGATCACCCAAGCAATGATTGAAAAGCTGGTTGTGAACAAGGCTCGCAGGTGGCCGGAACCGAAAGATGGTGAGCCGCGTCTGCATATCAAAGAGGTGGCAAAATGACCACTATTACCAGAGAACGGGCTCAGAAAATTATTGATGCTGCCGACGAGGTTATCACTGCACTGGCTGGCACAAATGAGGATGTTCACCCTGAAAGCGACAACATGCTCCGCCTGTGGGATGACCTGAATGACCGTTACGCCCCGCCTGAAGTTGTGCGTGAGCTGGCGCGTATCGCGCTGGCATCACTGGAGGCTGCATCCCGATCAACAACTTCATACCCTGAAAAGCTGCCATGCCCTGTGTTTCTGGAGCCTGGGTTACGGTTTAGTAAAGGGGTTAAAACGTCACTAATGCTGGATGCTCTACAGCGCCGCGCAGAATACCACGCCGAGCTTGACGCGATGACGCCGGAACAGCGAGCAGAGCATGATGCTGGAATTGCTGAATTTAAAGCGATGCTTGGACAGCCGGTCATAACGGATAACGTTGGTTTGATAACGGATAAGCAGCCAGCGCCGGTGATGGTTGCTGAATGTGAGATTTGCGGTAAAGGCTGTACCAATGCCAATCATCCTATGAAAGCGGTTGCGGTTGAGCCTCCGCTGAATGTCTCAGAGAGAGCAGAGCTCGAGGCTTTTCGTCGTGCGGCTTGCAATCATGGTTTTCCCCCAGGAGCACATACACAGGGAGTTGTAGGGTGTGAAAAATGTTGTGGTCGTAGAGTCATGATTTGGGAGTTAGGAGGATGTCACACCCATCAAATACCGGGTTTGAAGCAAGAAGAAATCACACCAGGTATGGCGCTGCATCTTGGGATTGGCAGCGACGGCACCAACGGTAAAGCACTTGCCAGAGGAGATACTTTTGCCAACGAGCTTGTAACTCAGGATGGTTCGGAGGATTCAAAACGTCTTGATTGGTTAGATGCCCAGAATAAAAGGCTTAATGAGTATTACGGAACATCATACGGCTGGAAATTTGACGCAAATTTCCAGAGGAACGCCATGATGCTCAATGATAGCAACTATCCAGTACTGACTGTTCGCCAGGCCATTGATGAGGCTATCGCAGCAGCAACTAAAAAGGAGGGAGCCTGATGGCCATGACCCCAGCAGAACGGCAGAAGTTGCGCCGTGAGAGACTAAAGAAATCTGGTACCAGCCGCCGCGACTGGATCCTTGAACCAGAAGAACTTCGAATGTTAGCTGAAATTTGTGTACAGCGCCGTCCGGGCAGAACCCCATATTCCGAAAATGAGGTTATTGGGTTACTGATTAGGAAAAACTACAAAGAACTTCAGAAAACCCTGTCCGGATCCTGCCAGCGATGCGGTCAGAAGTTTCCAATATCTGAATGTATTTGTGACGGTGATGGTTCATGTGCGTTAACGACAATCCGTCTGAAACTCGCCATCAAAGCGTGACTGGTCACGGAGGGTAAAAAATGGATAAGGTGACATTACTTTTAGACAAGCTACAGCAACGAACTAAAAGCAGTCTGGCCAGTGGCGGTGATGGTTTTGTTTTTGCGTCAATGCTGGCATTTGATGTAGGTCTGAATACGAGGACGATACGCGGGATACTGGATGCCGAAGTATCCCGTGGTGCTCTTGAAAAGAAAGAGCGAGGTACAGGCCGCGCGCATAAATATCGTACAATTCAGTGAGTTGAATCAAAATTTTTTGTAAATTCAGCTATATCGTTTGCGAATGCAACTGTATTTTTATACAGTATAAACAATGTTGGTAAGGATAATGGTAGACAATTCGATGGCAGAAATGGTCGTATCAGGTTGTGAAAAATTGGATGCCCAACTAAGCGATCTCGACGCTGTTCTTGATATGGTTAGTATCGCGATAGCATCGCCAGAGGTCAGCCTGCATCTTAGGGAAGTTAACCGTATGCTCCACATGTCCCGCAGGATGGTGAATACGTGTCGGGATTTGAATGCAGCTGAAGGAAGAGCCACCCAACCAATTAAATAAAAGAAAAAGGTGAGAATGTTCTCACCTTTTTTCATTCCGGTCCTGTCACTGCCGTGCAGCGGCAACAGATACGCCGATATTTTTGTTTAGCTGATGCAAGGCCAGCTCAATAGTTTCGGCCTTTGAAGAGTGCTCGACGTCCAGCAGGCGATCAATCTGAGTCCCACTTTTCCCCAACTTGCGGGCCAGCTCGGCTTTGCGCGTTCCCGTTTCAATCATGGCGTTGTGCAGTGCCGCTTTCATTGCGGGGAGAACGGGAAGATAAACAACGTACTCCCCTTCTTGCGGTTCGCTACCCTGTGGAACGGGGCGTCGTTCTTCAATCTCAATAGCAACCGCAGCCACTAAGCCATAACTTGCCTCAAGCAGCGCCTCTTCTACGGAATAGCCTACAGAGTTCATCAGGGGTAAATCTCTGCAGGAGACTATATACGCACCGGTATCAGTGTCGTATTCCAATTTTACCGGGTAGTTGAACATACAGATCCCCTCACGCGTGTTGTTGCTGAAAAAGGCTGGGGCTTAAAGCCCCAGGTCCTTCATTATTTTTTTCCTTAGTGGTTCTGGCATTTCTTTAGAACCGTGGTCCGGAAAAATTGACCTCATACCGTTCAAACTGACTTTTTGGTGGCTTCCGCCTCCTGGTGCCTTTTTGAACTCGGCCCCCTGCTGAACTAGCCAGCGTCTGAACTCCGAATATTTCACAAGCTTCCTTATGTAACTTCTTCTTCGTGGGCAAAATAATAATAACATACAAGATGAAAAACACAACAAATAAATATAAAAATACATCATAAATGTGTATAAAAAGACTGGATGTGTTTAGCGATGAGAGTTACAGTTCGTGTCATTGAAGCAAAGCAATAACCGATAACCAGATGAATTTAGAGGGAATTATGAATTATCAAGGCAACGAAAAAATGCGACAGGACGCGGCAGAAATTTCTAACGAACTGTATGAACTCTGGCAGAAAGTAAAACGGTTTGAACGTGAATACAGTTTTAACAGCGACAACCTGACCGACCGCCTGGCAGGTCGCCTGGTTGGAACAATGGAACCGAAATTAGCCGACCTAAACAGCTTTATGGCCAATGTTGATTACCAGTTTGAAGATTAAGGAGAGGCACCATGAACGTTAAAAAAATTCGCGAAACAATGACTGAGGCGGCTTTAAGTGTTGAGGGGGTTATGCGGGGCCACCCTCGCATTTCCCTGCCAGAGTTAAGCGAAGCCTGCGGTATCAGCGCCTCTTCTGTAGAGTTGATTGTAGAGCAAATGGTTATTTTTGGAGTTGCGCAGCGCGGCGCTTTCGGGCGTTATTCCCTGACCACAGAATATAAAAACGGGCAATTTTGAAAATCGTGCGACCACGGTCGCACGAACTAAAAACGAAAAAGGTTGGCAAAATAGCCTTTTTTAGGTATCGTTTTTCTAAGTTGGGATTTTTACGCCTGACTACTAATAACCGCCGCCAGGCGGTTTTTTTGTGCCTGAAAAGTGGGCGCGGGATAAGTTGCAGCTCATCCCGCAGTAAACCCATAACCTAGCTATAGGCTAAACCCTAAGCCCACCCGCGATGCGCATCGCTGGGTTAGCTTACCCAGGCAAAACCATAATAGCCATGTTAAAAACCATTAATATCAAGGAAGCGCAGCTCGTTTGCGCAGATTCTCTGCAATTTATTAAAACCATCCCGGACAGTTCAGTGAACCTGATCGCAACTGACCCACCCTATTTCGGCGTAAAGGCGAATTCATGGGATAACCAATGGGAAAGCGATGCTGATTTCCTGGGCTGGCTTGATGAGTTTCTGGCAGAGTTCTGGCGAATATTGGCCCCTAATGGAAGCCTCTACATGTTCACTGGCTCACGGCTTGCGTCCAATATCGAAATTCTTACTCGTAACCGTTTTAATGTGTTGAACCATATCACTTGGGCAAAGCCTAGCGGTGTCTGGAAGCGATGCCACAAAGAAGATCTACGCAGTTATTTTCCTGCAACTGAGCGCATCATATTTGCCGAGCATTATGGCGCATCTGGTTATGCGAAAGGCCAGTCGGGATATGCGAGTAAGTGTGCAGACCTGCAGAGAGATATTTTCTCACCGCTTATTGAATTGTTTGCATCAGCGCGTCGTCAGTTGGGCATCTCGGCAGCTGATATCAATGCAGCAACGGGAAAACAAATGTGTTCACACTGGTTTTCTTCGTCGCAGTGGCGACTACCGGCGCTGGCTGATTTCAACAAGCTGCAGACGTTGTTTCAGTGCCGCGCAGATTCGCTGGGTGTCCCTTGCCCTCCTCCGTTTGATGTTGGGTATGGTGAACACCAGCAACATTACGCAGACCTGAAGCAGCGCTATGAGGCTGTCAAACTTCAGTATGGCGACCTTAAAGCACAATACGAAAACCTGCGGCGTCCGTTCTCTGTAACCGCTGATGTTCCCTATACCGATGTTTGGGAGTTTCCTCCGGTACAGTATTACCCTGGAAAGCATCCATGTGAGAAACCGGCAGCGTTGATGGAGCACATCATCGAAAGCAGTTCTCGCCCTGGCGATGTTGTTGCTGATTTCTTTATGGGATCCGGCTCAACAGTAAAAGCTGCGCTAAAGCTGGGCAGGAAAGCTATCGGCGTTGAACTTGAAGAGGAGCGATTCCTTCAGACGGTTAACGAGATAGAAAAACTTTAACCAACCAACAGCCTCGCTTAGTGCGGGGCTTTTTATTGCCCGCCGCGCGGGATGGCGGAGCTATGACAACGGCAATTGAGTACACAAATCCCGATCTCTGGCTGGTCTTGCTCATGTTGATTGCTGGGGCGATTTCCAGCGCCCTGCTCTCTGATACCCCCATTAACATGCGCCGGCTTCTTGGTGATGTTCTCCGGGGAATTATCGTCGCCATCCTTCTTTGGTCCTACGGTGCGCTGGGCAACTTTTCCATTTTAAAAGTAATCACCATTGCTGGTCTGTCAGCTATTGCATGGCCACATACCGTCAATGAAATCACGGGTTTTGCGAAACGAACAATCAGCCGGATATTCGGCGGGAGAAACAAACGATGAATTATGGACTGGCAAATAAACGGGATGCAGTCCTGTTTGCTGAGGCTGTATGTAACGTTATCGGTGGCGGTAAAAATAACAGCGCTGTTTTGCTCTGCGTTGAAACAGCCGCAGCCGAAACACTATTGGGTGACTTTAAAGACCCCACCCCGAACGGTGCAGGAACAGGGCTAACGCAAGTCGATTTGGGAACCTTTGAATGGCTTCGCGATAAATATAAAAACAGTCGCTATGCCAGCGTTCTCTTAAAAGAATTCGGCGTCGATTTAAGTCGAACGGTGTATCAGGAACTTAAAACATCGCCGCTGCTGGCCATGCTTTTTTGTCGTTTACGTTATCTGGCAGTTTCCGAACCTATCCCACAGACCAGAGAAGGCAGAGCCGCCTACTGGAAAAAGTATTACAACACTTCTGCAGGCAAAGGTACGCCGCAGGATTATCTCAATAAATGCCAACGTGCAGGCGTTGATGCACTGTTCACGTAGTGAGCCGTAAGGAGTGACTATGAAAAGTTTAAAACGAATGGTTAAAGCATGGCTACTGATGAACGTTACTTTCGCCCTGCTCGTTATGGCCACGCAGCCGGCACTGGCCAGCGATAGTCTGGATCTGGATTCCATCATTAATGCCCTCCCAGCGGGCTGGGGAAGTGTCGTAGCCGGTGTATTTATTGTGCTGTATGCGGTGGCGCAGCTGCGTGCCGTTCTCCCCCCTTCTGTTACCAACAAAATCCCGACAGTGGTTATGAAAATCCTGGATTTTGTTGCAGCGAACTATGCTCACGCCCGTAATGCTGATGCGGTAAGCAAAGCAGCGAAGGAGGCAGCAAAGGCAGAGGGGCCATCTGATGACGAGTATCGCGTGATGGTTGAGACAGCCAAGAACAAAGGGGAACTGCGTGGAAGCCGCATTGAGAGCGCTGGCGATTATCCTGGAGATGATAGGCCAGGCAGTAAAAGCACGAAGTGAAGATGAGCGACAGCAGAGGATAGATTATGCGCGGAATAATCCCGCTGATTATCTGCGTCGTTTTGGCAGGGTGCGGGATGTCTCCCGCACTCACGCCGATGCTGGAGCCGACGCAATGCGCAGCGGAAAAACCGACGATTGATATTGTTCATTTAGACGGGTACTTCGTTATATCTGATGACGATATGGGAAGGTTGACCGGATATATTGCCGCACTTGAGTCTGGTTGCGTTGCGCCTAAATGAACAACTTACTTTTAGGATAGATAATGAAAGTCTACATCGCCGGTCCCATGACCGGGCTGGATAATTTTAATCGTGATACTTTCAATAAAGAGGCGGATCGCCTTTCTCGTCATGGCCATACGGTATTAAATCCGGCAATGCTGCCGAATGGCCTGGAGCAACGAGAATATATGGATATTTGCTTTGCGATGCTCCGCTGTGCTGATGCCATTCTTTTGTTACCTGGCTGGAAGTCTTCAGCAGGTGCAACTGCTGAATATCACTATGCCTACAAAATGGAGTTACCGGTTTATTCAACGCTGAAATATCCTCCGGTAGCAGCAAAATAATAAAGGGAATAATGAGCGCGTTTTACAATGAAATAGATGGATACCCCGCCACCTGGCTAAATAACTTGATCGCAAATGGTTTAATTGCCGATGGTGTTGTTGATGAGCGTTCAATTGTCGAAATAGTTTCTTCGGATGTTATTGGAAAGACGCAGTGTCATTGGTTTGCCGGGATTGGTGTCTGGAGCTATGCGCTGCGTTTAGCGGGCTGGCCTGATAGCCGCCCTGTATGGACAGCAAGCCTGCCCTGTCAGCCCTGGAGTTCTGCAGGGAAAGGAGGAAAATTTGAAGACGAGCGACATCTCTGGCCTGTGTTTTTCCGACTCGTTAAAGAGTGCCGCCCTCCAGTCATATTTGGTGAACAGGTTTCAAGCAAGGACGGACTCGAGTGGTTCTCAGCTGTACAAGCTGACCTGGAAAATGCGGGATATGCCGTTGCGGCGGTTGATACATGCGCAGCGAGCGTCGGTGCGCCGCATATCAGACAACGACTCTTCTGGATGGCCTACGACTACAGCCAGCAATACCAAAACAGCGATAAAAGATGTATTGAAAATAATGGCAAGGAAAGCAGCAGGAAGACAGTCGAACCTGCAGGATGTAGCGGTACTTGCCGGATGGAACACCCCAACAGCCAGCGACAGCAAAGGCGGCTATGTAGGCGGGAGGATCCGGAACGGGAAATTATCCACCGACCGCCTGGATGTAACCTCTCAACTGGCCAGCTGGCCAGAGAACAAAGAACTGCAGAACCTATTGCAGACATTAACCATCCCTTACGGCCCATGCCGGTTGACTCATTCTGGCGAGATACTGACTGGCTCTTCTGCCAGGATGGAAAGTGGAGGCCAGTTGAACCCACATCATTCCCGTTGGCTCATGGGGTTGCCGGTAGAGTGGGCCAACTGCGCGCCTATGGCAACGCGATAGTAGCACCATTAGCCGCAGCATTTATTTCCTCAGCAAGCAGCGCCATTCAGGCATTCGAATCTGATTTAAAGAGTGCGGACAGCAGTCAATAACGCACCAACTAGAAGTAGTGTTCCGCTTCCGTGCGACCACGGTCGCACGCTTTTTTCTTCTCATCAGAATATCTACGAAACTCTCGTTATCAGGCCGGACATGCGTCTACATACGTAGTCCGCCCGTTCCCTTTAAAAATGGAAAAGCCAATGAAAGCCAAAGAATTTTTGAATAGCCATCAACTTGTAGTTATCAGCGATTTTATAAAAAGCATTGAGGATGTCCCTGCAGATAAATGGCTACATGACTTTATGCAGGAAGAGTTAGCCTTCTTGATTAAGCAAGGAACGACGCTGGCCAATCATGATGATTATGTATCTCTTGATATGGTTCGCAGTTCTACATGGTTAATGGCTATTTACAGAGCCTACTCAGGTTCGTACCCCGCAACATTGGTCCAGAAACCGTCCGATATTATTCAGGAATGGAGCGTTAAAAAAGAAGCCAACCAGTATACAGTCACTATGGGAATAGCGATCGACACCAGCGACGCACAGGCCGCACTTGCAGCGCTTGAAGAACAAATACAGTCAAGTTCAGCACTTAAAGTTTTATCTGGTGCTATTCGTGACGGAGCAGAACCTTATTACGGAGTAGCAACTTTATGCTCCACAGAGAGCAGCAGCATTGAACAGCAAACGTTGAGCACTGTACTTGGGAATACCCTACACACCGTTTCATCCAATATGGCTTCTTCTACGGCGGTTGAGTTAGCTCAGGCCGTGAAAACAGCATTTGATGTGCTGGACAATAAGAATGCCACCACGCGCTAAACGCCCATGCCGACACAAGGGATGTGCGGCAATCACCAACGATGCCAGCGGGTATTGTGAACAACACAGGCAGCAGCATGCCGGTGATGGCTGGCGTAACTATCAGGCAGGTAAGAGCAGGCAGGAACGTGGATACGGTCGGCCCTGGGAAATCATACGGGCGCGTATCCTACAGCGTGATCAATATCTGTGTCAGAACCATCGCCGGCAGAAGATAGCGAAGAAAGCGACCAGCGTTGACCACATCATCCCAAAAGCTCATGGCGGTACTGATGACGATTCCAATCTTGAGTCGTTGTGCTGGGAATGTCACAGAGCGAAGACGGCAAGAGAGCGTATCCGATGAGTTATACCCATTGCACATACTGTGGTTCACGGCTTCATACATACGCGAACTGCCCTAAAACATGGGGTGGTTCCTCCCGCCGCGCCAACCTGCGCTGCGGCTATTGTGGGCAGTCAGGGCATAACTCCAATGCCTGTCCACACAATGCAAGCAGCGGTCGTCGTCGCAGCCTGAATGATGACTTCCATCTTGATTGATGCCGGCACAGGCCAGGGGGGTAGGGGGGTAAAATCCCTGACCCCTTTCGCGCTTCAGGACTGCCGCTCCCGGTAGATTTTTGCGCGTGAGAAATAAGAAATTTTTTTTTGAGCATATTTAGAGGTGTTTCGACATGGGATCAGGAGTGAGAGCACCTGGCGGCGGTCGTAAGTCGAATAACACAGGAACGCAGGTTAGTTCTCTTACAAGAGCCGTTTCCCCGCCTGATGAGCTTCTTGGTGAAATGGCTGTTGATGCCTGGCGACGAACGTGCAAAATCCTGATCAACAGGGGTACGTTCGAGATGGAAGATTGTTATTTGCTGATGGAATACTGCAATACAGTGCAGCTTCTGTACGACGCAAATCAGGAAATTAAAAGCGATGGTATTGGCGACGACACGGCTGCAGGCGGACAAAAGCTGGGCGCGGCGGTTAAGGCCAGGAGCAAATATATCAGCGAACTTATTCGTCTCAGTGTTGTGTTGAAACTGGACCCCAACAGCCGCGTCAGGAAAAAGCAGCCAGGAGATAACACCAACCCAGGAAACGAATTCGACGAATTTTAATTGGGACTTTAGTCCCTTTTTTATGGGTGGAGTATATGGCGGCATACCCGAGCGTCAATCTGGCGAACGCTTATGCACGCGATGTACTAAGCGGGAAAATCCTCGCATGTCGATATATCAAACTGGCATGTCAGCGCCATTTTGATGACCTGAAAAAATCACTGGATAAGAACTACCCCTATCAATTCAACAGGGATTTAGCTGAACGTGCATGCAGATTCGTTCAGTTGTTACCCCATTCCAGCGGGGATTTAGCCGGGCAAAAGTTGATACTGGAACCGTGGCAGAGTTTCATTTTCTGCTCAATTTTTGGGTGGGTAACAAAAACAGATAAAAAGCGTCGGTTTCGCGAAGCGTATATCCGGGTAGCCAGGAAAAATGGTAAGTCATTTTTTGCGGCCGGGATTGGCACTTACATGTTTTGCGCTGATGGTGAAAACAGTGCAGAAGTTTATTGTGGTGCCACGACTATGGCGCAGGCAAAGAAGGTTTTCACCCCAGCTAGGCAAATGGCGGACCGATTACCTTCTCTCCGGGCTAAATTTGATATCTCAGTATGGGTGGACAGCCTGACCCGCCCTGATGGTTCCGTATTCGCACCAATGGCAGGGAAACCTGGCGACGGTGACAGCCCGCATTGCGCGATTATTGATGAATATCACGAGCATGATACGGATCACATGTATGAAGCGATGACGATGGGGATGGGGGCGCGTTCTCAGCCACTAACACTCATTATCACGACTGCAGGTACATCTCTTGAATCACCATGTTATGACAAAGACAAAGAGGTAAAAGAGGCTCTCAGCGGCATAGTCAGCAATGAGCGTCTGTTCGGCATGATTTACGAGCTGGATGATGGCGATGACTGGACTGACCCTAAAAACCTGATTAAAGCGAACCCCAACCTTGATGTTTCCGTCAAGTACAGCGATTTGGTTGAGTTATTGGAAGTCGCAAAACAGGTCCCGCGTAAGGTAAATGCCTTCAAAACTAAACGCCTCAACATCTGGGTGTCTGGTAAGTCGGCGTACTACAACATGACGCAATGGCAGGCGGCGGAAGATAAGTCTCTGCGGTATGAAGATTTTGCCGGCGAGGATTATTACCTCGGTCTGGACCTTGCGCGCCGTCTTGATCTTAATGCCGGCGTTGGTGTTTTTGTCCGGGAAATCGAAGGCAAAAAGCACTACTACTGCGTAAGCCCGATATTTTGGGTACCTGAAGATACAATCAACAGTACGGATCCGAAAGAAGCTAAAACTGCTGATCGTTATCGTAAATTCAAAGAAATGGGTGTTCTGGAGGCAACAGATGGAGCAGAGGCAGATTATCGCGAGATTCTGGCCAGCATTATCGACCTGCAGGACATCCATAAGGTTCGTATCAGCGAGATCCCCATAGACCCTAGCGGAGCAACAGCGCTCAGTCATGAGCTTCAGGATAGCGGTTTTGAACCGATTTCCATCCGGCAGGATTACACCAACATGTCTCCACCAATGAAAGAGCTTGAAGCAGCGCTCGCCGGTGGACGCTTCCATCATGACGGAAACCCTGTTCTGTCATGGTGTATCAGCAATGTCATCGGCAAAACGGTACCGGGTAGCGATGATATCGTCCGACCAACGAAAGGTGACAAGCAGTCAAAAATTGACGGCGCAACGGCGCTTTTTATGGCTATAGGTCGTGCAATGTTGAATGGCCGGGTGAGTAATTCATCCGTTTACGACGAGGAAGATATAGCATGCTAATGACGTTTTTGAGTTTTTTTATCGGCCTCGCCGGAGCCGCGTTACTGTCTGCCGGTGCCTGGCTTATCTTACCTGCAGCAGGGCTTATTACTGGCGGTTTGATTTGCCTGCTGTGGTCTTTTTTAATAGCGAAATCGATGTCCGCCAGCGTAATTAAATCGGGGGGTGAATAATGTTCATTCCCCAGATGTTTCGGGGTAAATCTCAGTCTGGTGGTGGCTTCTGGCAGACTATGCTGGGTGGTGTGAGTTCCAGCCAGAGCAAAGCGGGAATAATGGTCACACCTGAAACTGCGATGGCGCTATCGGCGGTCCGCGCATGTGTAACGCTTCTGGCAGAATCGGTGGCGCAGCTGCCGTGTGAACTTTACAGGCGAGGAGCTAACGGAGGCCGTGAACGTGCGACTGACCACCCTGTTTATGATCTGATACATTCCCAGCCCAATAAAAAAGACACCTCGTTTGAATACTTTGAGCAGCAGCAGGGCCTGCTCGGGCTGGAGGGGAATTGCTACTCGATCATCGACAGGGACGGGAAAGGGTATCCCCGCGAATTAATCCCGGTTAATCCCAAAAAAGTCATCGTCCTGAAAGGGCCTGACGGGATGCCTTATTATGAACTCCCCGAAATTGGCGAAACGTTGCCAATGCGCATGATGCATCATGTGAAGGTTTTCTCGCTGGATGGTTATATCGGCAGTTCTCCAATCCAGACGAACGCCGACGTTCTTGGGCTAAGTCTGGCAGTGGAAGAGCATGCTTCTCAGGTTTTTCGCCGTGGCTGTACGATGAGCGGCGTTATTGAGCGCCCAAAAGAAGCTGCGACAATCAAAAGCCAGGATGCTATCGACCGCCTGCTGGCAAAGTGGACGGACAGATATTCCGGCGTTAGAAACGCCTTCTCTGTTGCATTGCTTCAGGAGGGGATGAGCTACAAGCAGTTATCTCAGGACAATGAGAAAGCGCAGCTGTTGCAGTCCCGCCAGTGGGGGGTGGAGGAGGTGTGCCGGCTCTATAAAATTCCGCCGCATATGGTGCAGATGTTGGCGAAAGCCACGAATAACAACATTGAGCACCAGGGACTGCAGTTTGTGATGTACACGCTGTTAGCCTGGCTGAAGCGTCATGAAGGCGCATTAATGCGCGATCTGCTTTTACCCAGCGAGCGCGGTGATTTGTACATTGAATTTAATGTTTCTGGCCTGCTGCGCGGGGATCAGAAGTCACGCTATGAATCTTATGCGTTAGGCCGTCAGTGGGGCTGGTTATCGGTTAATGACATTCGCCGCATGGAGAACCTTCCCCCCATCGCCGGAGGGGACAAATACCTGACGCCTCTGAATATGGTCGACAGTGCGAGCATTTTGCCCGGAAATAACAAGCCTACAGCGCAGCAAATGACGGAAATTGAAGCCATTCTGGCGAGAGCGTAAAGCAATTCTTCATCATTATTACAGGCTGACTAATGAAATATATCTTCTCTATTGGCGTGGACATACTTGTTCTCGTCAGCATTGTCATGGGTTTTTACTTAGGAAATGAATCCCTTCTGAACATTCCACATTTCATTGGGTGGTTTGTCGGGGTTGTCAATTTACAGGCTCATTTAAGTACGAAATCAAAAGAGGGAATGGCGGAAAAATATAAATCGCAGCCACTTTTATTCCGCATATATGACGTTTTGACTGACGTTATTTTTGTGAGCTTCTGTGCCTATCAGGGGTGGATGTTTATGGCCGCTGTTTATTCAGCAGCTGCATGCCTTAAGGCTGAATTTAAGCATTCGATGGAAAAGAAAATATGCAAAAAATGATTAACCTGCCGCACCTCGCTCAGATGGTCTTCGGTGTTCCTCACTATGTGACACAGCAGACGATGGACGCAGTGAAAGCGGTTTTACTTCCCCGCATTCAGGGAACGGTGACAGACCCAGCCATCACGATGGCGTTAAATCCAGATGATTCGCCATCCCCTGAATATGTTCAGCCAGCAGGGGGTATTGCTGTGATACCTGTTCACGGGATACTGGTTCCTCGTCGCGGGCAAATTACAGCGATGTGTACCGAACTGACGAGTTATGAGCGTATCCGCAGCCAGCTGCATTCAGCATTAAATGACCCCTCCATCAGTGAAATTGTTCTGGATATCAATTCCGGAGGTGGTGCAGCGGCAGGTTGCAAAGAGCTGGCGGATTATATTTACCAGTCGCGAGAAACGAAACCGATCACCGCGATTGTGAATTTCAACGCTTTTTCTGCTGCGTATTTCATTGCTTCAGCATGCAGCAAAATCGTCATCAGTCAGACCAGCGGCGTCGGTTCCATCGGCGTCATCATGGAGCACCTGGATACGTCAAAGCTGGAAGAAAACGTGGGGGTAAAATTTACTGCGCTATACCGGGGAGATAACAAAAATAATGCAACGCCACATGCACCGTTGAGCGAATCGGCCCTTGCAATGATCGACAAAATGCTCGACGACATGTACGAAATATTTACCTCATCAGTTGCCGAATATCGTGGCCTCAAACAGCAGGCAGTCGTTGATACTCAAGCTGGTCTGTATTTCGGTGGCGATGCCATTTCAGCAGGTCTTGCCGATGAAATATCGGATCCTCAGTCTGCGATTAATGCCATTGCGGCAAAGTACAAACAACCTCAACAAACCACTTCCATAAAGTTGCAGGCCGCCGCGATGGACCTGCAAACCAGAATGTGACCCGGCGCTAACGCGTCATTACCAGAAAGCAGCCTGTTGGCTGCTTTTTTTATGCCAAAAAGAGAGAAAACTATGCCACAGATTGAAGAATTACGTCGTCAGCGTGCGGGTATTAATGAACAGGTACAGGCCCTGGCCACGATTGAAACTACCGGTGGAACGCTGACAGCGGAGCAGTTAACCGAATTTGCCAGCCTGCAGCAGCAGTTCACGGATATCAGCGCCAAAATTGAGCGTCTGGAAGCGGCTGAACGTGCTGCAGCTCTGGTTGCCAAACCGGTTAAAGGCACACAGCATGCTCCTGGTATCAGCGTTAAGGCTGAGCCAAAGCAATATACCGGCGCAGGCATGACCCGTCTGGTAATGTCGATTGCAGCAGCACAGGGTAACGTCCAGGATGCCGCAAAATTTGCAGCTGAAGAGCTGAATGACCAGTCTGTCTCGATGGCCATCAACACTGCCGCTGCGTCAGGCGGTGTTCTTATTCCGCAAAACCTGCACAGCGAGGTGATCGAACTGCTACGCGATCGCACCATCGTTCGTAAGCTGGGCGCGCGATCCATTCCGCTGCCGAACGGTAATATGGCGCTGCCGCGTCTGGCCGGTGGTGCGACGGCGAGCTACACCGGGGAAGGCAAGGATGCGAAAGTATCCGAAGCCCGCTTTGATGATGTGAAACTCACCGCGAAAACCATGATTGCAATGGTGCCAATCTCCAACCAGCTGATTGGTCGTGCCGGCTACAACGTGGAGCAGCTGGTCCTGCAGGATATTCTGACCGCGATCTCTGTTCGTGAAGATAAAGCCTTTATGCGTGATGACGGTACCGGTGATACGCCTGTCGGTATGAAAGCGCGAGCAACCCAATGGAACCGCCTGCTGCCGTGGGAAGCTGCTGCAGAGGTTAATCTGCAGACGATTGATGCGTATCTCGACAGCATCATCCTGATGGCGATGGACGGGAACAGCAACATGATCAGCTGCGGCTGGGGCATGTCGAACCGTACTTACATGAAACTGTTCGGGCTGCGCGACGGGAACGGTAACAAGGTCTACCCGGAAATGGCCCTGGGTATGCTGAAGGGATATCCGATTCAGCGTACCAGCGCTATCCCGGCAAATCTCGGTGACGGCGGCAAAGAGTCAGAAATTTATTTCGCTGACTTTAATGACGTGGTTATCGGTGAAGACGGCAACATGAAAGTGTCGTTCTCGCAGGAAGCCTCCTACCAGGACGGGGATGGCAATCTGGTTTCCGCGTTCTCCCGTAACCAGTCGTTGATCCGTGTGGTGACGGAGCATGATATCGGCTTCCGTCATCCGGAAGGTCTTGTACTCGGGACAAAAGTGCTGTTTTAACCGATCCTGCACTCTGTGCGACCACGGTCGCACAGAGTAAAAGCACGTAATCTCCCAGGCCCGCAGCAGCGGGTTTTTTCTTTTCAGGAGCAAAACGATGACAACGAAAGCGGCAAAAGCAGCGGCAGCTGCAACCGGGGATGTGAAAAAGCCGGATGAACTGACGCCGGAAAATACAGTGGACGGGAATGACGGTCAGAATACTGCAGCGGGTTCAGGTGATACCGGTGTTGATCTGACCGGAAGTGAAACAAACGGGGCCACGGGCCTGACGGGAGCAGAAGTGGCGCGGAAAGCGGTTTTTTTCCTGGGACCCTATCATCGTTATTCACGCGGTGATACGGCCTGTTTTGATGCTGAGTACGCAGAAAAACTGGTTGAACGCCATATTGCGGTATGGCCAGAAGATGCGGAAAAGGCGCTGAGTCCCCGCAAGGGAGCCGATGACCATGATACTGACATTGGATGATGTGAAAACCCAGCTCCGTCTGGAGCCGGATTTCACGGAGCATGACGACATGCTCACTAAAATGGTGGCGGCTGCGCAAAAGAGTATTGAGCGTGACTACTACTGCAAACTGGTGGGAAGCGATGACGAACTGCAGGCGCTGCCGGAAGGGGTACGCGGTTTTGTGGCGGATGAAGATATCCAGCTGGCCATGCAGTATCTGGTCGGGGATGCGTATCTGAATGGTTTCACCGGTCAGTGGCTGGAGACGGCTGCGGTCCGGCACCTTCTTTTCCCGTTGCAGGAGAACACCGTATGAGCCTGAAGCCGGAAGAGATGACCTGCCGTCTTTCGATTGGGTATATGCAATCCGGCCGGGGGCCGCTGGGTGAACATCTGCCGGAACAACTGGTCGCGACCGGGAAAGCCTGGGCGAAGCGCGAACTGGTGTCGGGCAGAAAGGTCCGCACACTGGATCAACTGCAGGTTGTTGAAACATGTCTTTTTACCACTCATCCGAACCTGAATATTGATATCGACTGGAAAATAACAACGTCTGACCGGATTTATACCGTTCGTAACGTCGAACGTCTTGCGGACCGCATCATCATCACAGGGGAGGCAGACGCACGTCATGATCGAGCTGGCATTAAAGACAGCACTTGAACGCCTGACCGGGCTGAATGTTTACCCTCTGCTCCTGCCTGATGAGCTGCAGGAGGGGATTACTTACCAGTGTATCTCGGATCCGGAACTGTACGCCGGACTGTTGCGCACAGGTCTGATTGCGGGCCGCTTCCAGATAGCGATTCATCTGCTTAATGACTACACCCGCCTGTTACAGCTGGATAAGAAAATCAGCGCGGAATGGACCGCTATCGTGCATGGCCAGCTGGAGGGTTTTCCCGTGCAGAATGTGGTCCGTGGTGGAATACAGCAGAGTAAAACGGTACTGACCAGCGGCAATATTCAGTACCGGCTCGTGCGGGATTTTACCTTTCACTACCGGGACGTCTCACCATGATCACTATGGACGTAAAAGGGCTGGACGAGCTGGAGCGGCAGCTTACTGCGCTCGGTGAAAAGGTCGGCGCGAAGGTGTTACGTGATGCAGGGCGTGAGGCGCTGAAAGTGGTGGAAGAAGACATGAAACAACATGCCGGCTTCGACGATGCGTCCTCTGCAGAGCATATGCGTGATTCCATCAAAATTCGCGCCTCCACCCGGAAAGGTCGCGGAAATACGGTGGTCACCCTTCGGGTTGGCCCCAGCAAAAAGCATTACATGAAAGCGCTGGCCCAGGAGTTCGGGACGGTTAAACAGGTTGCCGATCCGTTCATCCGTCCGGCACTGGATTACAACGTCCAGAAGGTTCTGCGCATTCTGACCGTAGAAATCCGCAATGGCATTCAGAACAGGTAGCAACCGCTGCCCACTATTTAAGAGAGAATCATTATGGCTGATGAAAATAACACGCCAAAATCATCCCCTGAGTACGCAATGCTTCCTGCCGGGACGGTGGTGAAGTTTGGGGAGGTAGGAGCCGCTGTAGCGGCATTGAAACCGCTGATTAACTGCAAGGCGCTGGGCGCGACAGGTCAGACGGGAGGATTTGTCGACTGTACCACCCTGCTGGACAAGAGTAAGCAGTCGGTGTCAGACCTGCCGGAAGGGCCGGAGAAATCGCTGGGCTTCATTGACGACCCGGAAAACGAAGATTTCACCGCATTCCTCAATGCAGCGGAACAGCGTAAGACCGTTCAGTTTTATATTGAGCTGCCGAACAAACGAACGGCCTCAATGATCCTTGCGCTTTCAGGCTGGCAGATGAACGAAATCACCGCCCCTGCCAGTGAAGTTATCCAGATTACGGTGCAGGGTAAGCAAAACAACATTAAATGGGGGATCGCCGCCCCGGCGCCAGATGCCGGAGCGTAATCCGTTTCCCGTTACACACCGCCTCCGGGCGGTTTTTTTTCGTCTGAAAAACAGGATACACCATGTCTGAATTTAGCCTCTCCGCACTGAAAAATGCACTGCTCAAAACGAAATCCACGCCTACTGAAACTGAAATTTTAGGCACAAAGGTTTACCTGCGTCGGCTGACGGCGGCTGAGCTTATTGATCATGAAGATGCACTCATCGAGGCGCAGACCTCTGGCAATGCCCGCATGGCGTCTGAGCTGAGCGTACAGATTGTTATCGACAGCCTGGTTCAGCCTGACGGCTCGCCGATTAAAGCCAAAGACAAACCCACGGCGAAGGAGCTGCTGGCGGCACACGATAACGTTGTGCTTCTGGATGCCATCGACAAAGTGAAAAAGCACGCCATCGGTAAGCTGGAAACCGCCGAAAAAAACTGAGTGACTCGCCCTGGTTGGAGCTGATTTTCTGGCTGGCCGACCGCTGGGGCGAGCCTGACCCGTCAAAAATTGCGGCGCTTCCGGCTGACACGCTTTTCCACTGGCGTGCTTTTTTCCTCAAACAGGGCATTTTCAAAAAGCCTTCGCCAGAAGGTTCTGACAATAACCCGCCCCCTGTTAAATCACCCGCAGCAGCGAACCAGAGTCTGGATGCGCAGTGTGCGGCAGTCATGAAGGTATTAATGTAATGGGTGACGTTGCCTCTCTTGCCGTTGGGCTGCATCTGAATGCAGCGAACTTTAAATCGCAGCTGATGAGCGCCTACGGCAGCGCTGAGAGTCAGTCACGCCAGTTTAACCGCAATGCCCAGGCTGATGCGAAAAAGACGGAGGATGCCTATAAGCGTGTTTCCGCTTCGGTATCGGGGCTGGCTGGCAGGCTGGCAGGTTTTGCCGGGGCGGGATTATCGCTGGGCACTATTATCAGCACCACGCGGCAGTACAGCCAGTCGTTGTCGGATTTGCAGGCCATCACTGGTGCCACCAGTGCGCAGATGAAACTGTACGATCAGGCGGCGCAGGAAATGGGCCGCACAACGGAATACAGCGCATCACAGGCCGCTGAGGCCATTAAGCTGATGGCTTCGGCAAAGCCTGAACTGCTGAGTACCTCTGCGGGGCTGACGGCGGCGACCAAAAGCGCGTTAACGCTGACCCAGGCCGCTGGTACCACGCTTCCGGATGCCACCCGAACGCTGGCCCTGTCATTAAACCAGTTTGGCGCGGGAGCCAGTGAAGCCGACCGGTATATCAACGTGCTGGCTGCCGGCGCGAAATTTGGTTCGTCGGAGATAGCCGACACGGCTGCTGCGATTAAAAATGGCGGGGTGGCAGCGGCACAGGCTGGCGTGGGTTTTGAAACCCTCAATGCCGCCATACAGGTACTGGCAGAGCGCGAAGTGAAAGGTGGCGAAGCCGGGACCGCGCTGCGTAACGTGATCCTGAATCTGGAGAAGGGAACCGATAAGACCCTGAAGCCTTCTGTTGTCGGGCTGAGTCAGGCGCTGGAGAACCTGGCCGGGAAAAACCTGTCAACCAGGCAGGCCGTGAAGCTGTTCGGGGTGGAAAACCTCAGCGCTGCATCCATCCTGGTGCAGAACCGCGAGAAGGTGGAGTCGCTGACCGCCGCCCTGACCGGTACACAGACCGCGCATGAGCAGGCTGAAATCAGGGTAAATAACCTGAACGGCGATCTTCTCAGCCTGACTTCGGCTTTTGAAGGTCTGATTATTAAGGTAGGGCAGAGCGGAAACGGCCCGCTGCGCAGTGGTGTTCAGACCGTTACCGATGCCATTAATGGCCTGACGGATAATTTTAATACGGTCGCCAACGTTGCGCTGTATACGCTGATTCCTGTTCTGGCGACAAAACTAACGGCAGGTATCAGGGGCAACATCGGTGCCTGGGTGGAGCAGCAGCAGGCAGTCAGGGCCAGCGCGATGGCGCAGGCCGATATGGCGCGAAAAACGCTGGAAAGTACCGCCGCCACGCTGGCACAGAATAACGCAGAATTTGGGCGTTATCGGGAAATGGAGAAGTCAGCAAGACTTCATAATCTGAATGTCAGCTATCAGAGCGAATTTAACCGCTTAATCCGGCAGGAAACCGAGCAGACACTGCTCTCCACCCAGGCAAAGAACCAGCTGAATGCTGCCAATAAACAGCTTTCCGTTTCAGCCCGCGCAGCCTCTGCAGCGGTAGGTATGGCCAGAGGGGCGCTGGCACTGGTGGGCGGTCCTGTGGGCGCAGCGATGCTGGCCGGTTCGGCGCTGCTCTACTTCCATAATCAGGCAAAGAATGCCCGTCAGTCAGCGATTGACCTGAAAAATGCTGTCGTTGAAACGAATGAAGAACTCAAAAAACTGTCGCTTAACCAGCTCAACGTGAAGCAGCTGGACATTGATGAACAGTTTGAGAATCAGGTTATTCAGCGAAATAAACTGATTAAGGAAATTCAGGATGCGGACAGCCGTATTGATGGATTGAGCGGCTTCGATCCGTTTGGACAGCTTAAAGGCGTACAGAACGACAAAACCCGCTACAAAGGGGATCTGGATGCCGTTGAGCAGGGGTTAAAACTCCTCAAGGAACGGCAAAAAATTGTCAAAGAGGCCATAGAACAGGCTAAATCCGGGAAAACCGATCCCACGCCGAAGCCGGATAAACCAGGGAATGAAACAGGGAGCGATAAACCCGATACCCCCTGGACCGGGGAAGGCGGGGATACGGGTAAGGGGCAAAAGGCGAAGGTTAACCAGTATGAGCAACTGCGGCGTGAAATTGAAGCGGCGCATGCCTCAAGTCTCGGACGTATCAACCTGCAGGAGCAGGAAAGCGCCAGAAAACTCCTTGAAGCCGCCCGCACGGACGGAGCCAGTGAAGCTGATATTCAGAAGACGCTGCTGCTGAATGCTGAAAATTATCAGAAACAGCGCCTCGAGCTGGCAGAACAGTATGCGCCGGCCAGAGCCTCTCTGACGAAAGAGCGCGAAGCGAGCCAGGCGCTGAAGTCGCTCCTGGATGCCCGTCTTCTGGATGAAAAGGAATACCAGACGGCCAGAATTACGCTGGCGCAAAGTACGGCCCGCGAACTGTTACAGGCACAGGCAGCGGCAATGTCTGCCCCTCTGATTGATATCGCCGGCACGGTTGATCCTCTTGTTGAATTGCGTAATCAGCTGACTGAACGTCAGTCACTGCTGCAGGCTTTTTACCAGAACGATGCGATCAACAAAGAGCAGTACGAACTGCTGAAGCAAAAGGCTGACAAGGATTCTGCGGATGCACAGTACCAGACGGCGGTGGAGCTGTATAAGTCGCAGGGGAATCTGAACAGCCTTGCTATCGGCCTGATGGAAACCACCCAGGAGCGAACCTCCAACATGCTGACCGGCATGCTGAACGGTACGCAGACACTCCGTGACGGGATGATCGGGTTGTTTTCCTCCCTGACTCAGTCGGTGATTAAAAACCTTGTCGATATGGCGGCGCAGGCGCTGATTACCAACACCATCCTGAAATCCATTATGGGCATCGGCGGCAGTCTTTTTGGCGGCGCAGCCACCGCGAGTACCGGCACGGCCATCAGCAGTTTTGGCAGCAGTTTTAGCTTTAATGCGAAAGGCGGTG